CTGACAATTCATATGCTGTGCGACAAAATGCCTCTTCATCTAGAGGCTCGCTGCAATGAAAGAAATTGTCGTCTCCCACATTTTCTAATGCCATTGAGCCCAGGACTTCCTGGGGACTCATATTCCAAATCTTACAAAGTGTTGCGATTATAACTATTTGTAGAGTTTCAGTGTTGTCCTCTGTCACAGATTCATGGCCTGTCATCAAACCTCCGAATTTCCACATAGTCCGCTTTGGACTACCTGGTTTTGCCCAGAGATTGACTAAATGTGCCTCCATGAGTGATTGTTCCATGACATCTAACACTGAAGCAATGCGCTCGTAATCGGGATGCCATGCATAGCCCAATTTACGAATACGCGTACTGATGTTCATGATCTGTCTGGCCACAGTACTGTCATATTTTGTGCCGTCTAAAGAATAGTGATGATTAAAACGCTCCGCATCTTGATATAGCCGGTTGAATGCCGACCCAGTGAGTGGCATACCAGGCTTGCCTGGACTATGCCATGGATCACGACGATCATTGATGTCGCCATTTATAATTCGCCCTCGAACCTGTATATGTACAGGAACGCCCAGGATAGTTCGCAAATTGCTCAAACTTCCGCCTTGGGATGGGTCTATTTTATGGCGAGCTACTACATAAGACTTTGGAAAAACGTGGACCACGCTAGGGTAAATTTGATCAGCGTAAAACAGGTCCACTCCAGCCTGAGCGGCCTTTTGAAGAGTGCCTGTTTTCCACATATCTTTCTTAGTCTTTAAATGCAGTAAAGGGATCCCTGCACTGGCATTCAGATTTTTAATAATTTTCCGAAGATTTCTGGGGCGTGTGGCCCAATCGCTATTCAACAAATTTGAGTGCGCATATAATCGCGGGTTTTGCCAGTACAAGGCACTGGCAATATTATCGCGCTCCTCTTCCGTTAATGGAGTTTTAGGATCGTCTCGAGGCCCATAACGTTCCATAGACTGCCATAAGGCTTCTGCTGATGCGAGTTCAAGGCCATCGATTCCTTCTGGAATGGAATCGAATAATGGATGGTGCTTGCGATTGTAGCTCAAATGAATATCATGGTAAGGGTTCCCATTGAATTCACGGACTAATTCCGTTCTATCAATGAGAGTATGAGGATCACAATCTAATGGACTAGCTAATAACCTAGCATGCCAATCTAGAGCTTCCTCATAACTTGACTTTACCCATTCTTGTCGACCTGTTTTAGTCAATCGAGTCCTAGCCGCGGAAAGCTTATTTGGTACACGATATGGCAAGAGAGGCGCCCAAGCTACTTTGACGCGTTCTCGTGTCTTAATACCATATCGGCCCATCCACCGGCTGACTTTACGCACGACCGAGATTGGAGGCTCTACCATCGCATTGAGCGTTGAGTAGGCGTCCTTCACATGGTCCTTTGCGGTATGCCAGCGATTGCGTGGAACTTCCGATAAGACTTTCACCTTGCCAACCATTGTATGCCCAAAATCTTGCATATGTTCGGCAACATCGTCAATGACTTCTTTTGCAGACTCTACCGTCAAACATGCGTACCGGTTGAAAGCTTCTATCCTCTCTACACTTTTTGCTTTCACCTGTGCCACCCATGTAGTTAGAGTCATATTGGAAGTCGCAAGAATATTCAAAAACACTGGCAAAAAGTCAGCAAACCGTAAGAAAACCCGTTGCATGACGTACACTGGCACGCCTAGTGTTGCTTTGGCAAACACGTGCGCTAAGCCAGTCAATGGACCGCCTGCTCCCACCATGAACCAAATCACTGCGTGGGAAGGGTGTTTTTTGACATATGCACAGAGTTCTTCGTTTGACAATGTTTCAATCCGATCGGCCATTTCCATAAATTTTCTTGTATGCAACCAAGTCCCAAATCGATTCCAATCATCGTCGTCTCCTTTGTACATGAGACAAGGATGGAAATCGTTACGATTGACGCCGAGGATACGTAGATGCCGCATTAGCGCTCTACGTGCACCTCGACATTTGACAGCTTCTCTTAAGCTGGCCAAATGACAAACCTGCGCCCGTGGTAACCATTTGCCATACCATCGCACATGGGTTGCTGTTTCGGGGTATGAACCCCAAATACCTTGCCCCCCTATGCGTTGATAATGAAAAGGGCGTAAGCCGTCGTCCGTAATATGGGTCTTTTTGCAGGCACTGTCAACTTGCATTTGTCTCCGGAATTCACGAGGCAATGCGGACGCTCTCGGCCAAGCTCCAAACTTGGCAGCTGCCTCGCGTTGATCCTCAAGTGTCTTCCAGAAAGCAAGATAGCAGTAACCATCTATGAAGGCCGACCCCCTTTTTTCTAGGAAATAATCCTGTATTTTCTGTTGTTTTTGTATTGAAACAACGGGTGGCTCACTTGGAAAGCCAAAATGCGCTTGGGTCAGCACAACAGGTTGTCCCTTTTCTTGATGCACTCTCCATTCCTGGGGGTCCGGATTTTTACCGGACCTTGGCAACCGCACTGTCACCCCATTACTTAATAATGGGACATACCCACCCTCCGTGACTTGCGGATAACTTGCCAGGCTAGTCCTACTAGCCCCTTTACAAGGAGGAAAACTGCGGATGAAGGTGCGTGCCATTCCGTTGACTATGTCTTCGGAGCAACCAACTTCCACAGCCTCGAAAAGTGCATCATTCATTTTCTCTATTAAAGCATCAAGCTTTAATTCTTCCCGGCGTTTAGCACCAGCGTGCCCTTCAGCCATTTTTATGGACTTACGGGATGTACCGCCTTGCTTCTGGCCGAGATATCGTTCTAATAGAAAACCAAAACTACCGTCACGGTGAAATAATAAATCCATCGCAATATCGTAAGAGCAGTCCACTCTTTCTGGTGCGATGATAACCCCATCACGGCAAGCTTTGAGATCCTGGAAAAGAATGTATTGCCAACTGTCTTGGATCTTGACGCTTGAAATAACACGTTCTCCGCGTATTTTACCACTCGCGTGAGTTGTGTTGCTATTACTGTGATATGAGCACCGGTTCTCAATAGACCTATCCCGTAAGGTATAGGCCCATAACGCGGTGCGCTCACATAAATCACATTGTAACCAATTTCCTTTGATAGTCAGCCGATTTGGCGGGCCAGCAGGTTCGATGCTGGTGCAATAATGTGCATTCCATTCATGTCCTATACAGGATGGAAGGAGGCACGGAATTGCATCACCACAATTGTGGTTTCCCTGGCACCAGGTGTCCGTGCACGCACAGAGGAGTGCTCCATTAGGCGCCACAGCAGTTTTCATGCCAACTCGCAACCAGAAAAACGACCGTAACAAGTGACATGGAATCCCGTCAGGATCCACGTGACCTGTAATGCCGTTGTGCGATATAGGCAGGGTCATATCCCATCCCGCATTTTCGAGCTCATATAAAGTCGGCTGTGCCGATAAATCTGACTCTAAATACGGGCGCCAGCAATATCCTGCCAGCGTTGAGGGGTAATCGACCTTTAACCAGTATGTCGTCCTAAAGTAATCGTCCTCGTAATACAAGTGTTCAAATACAGTGCCAGCAAAGTGCTCACTTCGCCCTTCCAAACGGTAAAAACTCCAAATGTCTGGGCGATGTTGTTGCAAAAATCGTCGTTGAGCCGCGTTTGTCGTAAACCACTGAAAAGTTTGATCGACCACGCGCCTCATACCTTGATTATAAAACCAAATGCTGACGTCCTCCTTATGCCATAAGTCTCCCCAGTATGACTCAAACATATGTTCCTCAATATGAGGCCATTGTGGGCCTTCATTATATCCTAGGCCCAATAAGTTTTCGTCTGTCCGAGACAATGAGTGCATTCGGATGGCTGCACGATTAACCGCAACGGGAGATATATTTACTTGGCTACCCGAGTAGCCATTTCTCTGGCCTTGAACTGGAGGGGGGCCAGACCCAAAAATTGGCAAGTTTTCATATCCAGGGGACTGCAAACCCCCGCTAAAAGTCGCCATCGCTGCCTAATAAATCCCGGCCCTTACCGAGTCTGCGTCAAGAGGAACCCTAAAGAGTGAAGGCGATAATATACCTACCCAAACCCGAATAATTTACTAAACCCGCTTACGCGGTGCCTGCAGCAGCAACTGCCTGGTGCATAAAGCACACTGCCGTTTTGTGGTATGCCAAGAGAGCTTTCGTGGCTCAGCCAGTTATGTTAGGCTTCATAGCTAGTGGAGTGTTTCTCAAGGCGGGCACAATCCAGAGGTTTATTCTAAAAGGGCGTGGCAATCTCCCAAGAATGGGGGGACAAAGGCGCTACTCAACCCTTCCCATTCCGGGCTCGCAAGTGGGTTTGGCATCCACTTTGACATCATCTTGCGGTTCCTCAAGCACCCCTGCTGTATACGGACCCCCATCTGTAAGTCAAGTTACAACCAACGTCAAAGAAAGAAATAGAAAATGACGTTGGGCCCGCGAGTTGTTCCGAACTTCGATTCTATCGCATGTAAGGCTCGCGCACATTCTTCCAACGCTAACGATCTCACTACTTTAGTTCGATCATCAATCGCTTCGCTATTGGGGTCGAGTAGTGTCCAAAGGAGAGTCTCTCAGTGATAACACGCAAATTGGTGACATAGCACACGAGAGGGGCTTTGGAGGTGACAAATCGAATTGGGGGACTCGCACTGGTCACTAGTCGGATATCGGCGTCCCGTCCAACATTACGGGCTGACCGCTCGCACCTAAGTGCACTGCGATCTGGTTTAAAAATACGAGGTTTAATTATGGCTAAACGGTGTCCTTCCGAATAGCCCGCCCCGCTTTGGGTTTCTCACCCAAAGATTCTTGTACCACTTAATTATAGCGTCAGTGGCCTCGGACTTCCATCTCATTTTAGAAGATCCGGCAATTATTTCTTTTCACGCTCGCTACGCGCTACTGTGCTCCTTACGGAGCGTGTGAATTGATAACACACATGTGGGGTGCCCTAATTAAAGGGCACAGAGTGAGACCCACGATAGTTTTTCAAAACTAACAAACACTATCTAGCATTCCATCCGAACTGCCCTTGGTTCGCACCCAAGTTTAAAGATCCTTTGTCATGCGACGCAGACGTAGGTTAACCATTAGAGAGAGCCTTGCGACTCTAATGGAGGATTCGCTAAAACCCTAGATGTTTCTTTTCCTAAGAAAACATCCAAAGAAACCCCCGGAGCTGGATGGCAAGCATTAAGCTCTCCAGCCAAAAATTCATCATGCTCCGCATACCAACACACCAGAAGGTTGTCAATAGACGTAAGACAAAAATCATAATTGACCTTCA